TAGATGCAAGACTTACGACCAGAAGGCGTTCAATTTCTTGTCGGTCAGAACGAATTTGACGGCGGACGATTACCAGGCAAACCCCTACTACATACAGGTAAATCGTGCCGATAAGCCCGGAGGACCGCTTGCCCTCGCAAACACCTATCTTGCGAATTGTCAGCCAAATGCGCAGATCTACGACGCAACTGAGAACGCATTAATCGCACAAATGCTTGCTCTTATGGTCAATGCAGGAATAATCCCCCCGTCTACCGCAGCAACATTTGATACCCTTGGCATCAATACGATTCAAGGATTTTGGGACTGGTTAAATACCCTACCTGCTGGCCAAAAGGCGCCGGCTATTCAATTGTTTAATGATTTTATCAGAAACCCCTATTCGGGTATGCCTCTTGCTGGTCCATCCAACCAAACCGGATGTCAGCTCGTTGTGTACAAGCCCAACAATTATCAATACGCGAAACAGGGTGCAGTTGACAGTTCAACTCGCAATCTCAAGTTAAATGTCAATACCATTTCTACAAACGCGGCATCCATCCAGAATCACAACAACACAGGTCCTCTGCTTGTGAACGCAAATGAGCTTTATGCCGGAAATGACCCGAATTTGATAAACTTGCAAAAGAACAAGGCCCCGACATGCCACGCGCCGTTACCGCTCAATTTTAGACAGTCTGGACCGTTTCAGAACAAGAAGCGCTGCTATTACAAGCAGTTGCCGCAGTTCCAAGTGCCTGCTATTCAGCCCAGTCCGTATCGTTACTACCCCGGCACAGTAACAAGTTCAAATCATTTCTCTCAATCTCCGAACACTTATAACACTCGCACGCGTTCGGCGTAATTATCTATATTTGAAATATTAACACGTATAAACATTTCAAATAGTTTGGTTTAGTTGTCACAATTACACAACGGCGCCACTTGTAATCTGCGGCACTCTTTTATCAGGATCAACGTCGTTGTATTGAATTCTGCCCTTTAGGTACGCAGAATAGAAAATATTCTCCTCTGTATTTGCAACAGTATAGATGTCAATAAGTTTTGTAATTATGAACAGAATATTTGTTACGAATGTAGATGTGGTTTGTTTATCCAGGTAATAGTCTGATACCACAAATCCACTCAAAATTGCATTTGTCAAAAACAAGAATATTATGAAAAATCCGCCGCGTTGGTAACATTTATCTAAGTAAAGAATGCTCGCCTGTTTATCCTTTGGCAATAACTCCAATGTCTTCCCAACTGAAACGTTATCGCTCGCAACATTTGCGCTAACCTCTAAATAATTGATAAGCGTATTCTCTCTTTTAACTTCAACGAAATATAGCGCAAGAAAGCTCGCAAGTGTTACAAAGTTAATAACCACCCCAGCTGTGTATTTTGGGTTTTCAAGCACCAAATTTTCCTTCAACTCGCATACATGATCTTCGCATTTTTGAGGAACAAATAATATAAGGCATGTAGATATCACGACACGGTATATTTCAAATGCAACGGTTGGTATTATGCCAACCTTCTGAGCAAAATCCTGAGTACGAATATACTGACAGCATCCTTCTTGTTTGGTGGATAGTTCGCTCTCCGAGGAACTAATTTGCAGCACGGTGCTTTCCTGTATAATATCGTGAGACGATGACATTTTATATATATTTGGTATATAAAATATATTTATTGCGCGAAATATATCCCATCAAAAATCAGCTTCCTTACTGATGGGTAAAAAAATGTTCGTCTTTTCGGTGAACCGGTTACAGGGGATCTTGTACTTTTCACACCACGAAACAGATTTCTGAATACTGGCCTTTTTCATAACTTCTGTTCTTTCATCCTTATTCTTATTTTTCAACAAGTTTATTACTAAATTCAAAGAATCCAACTGTTGTTGACCAATTATAATGTTCAAGTCGTTCAACTTTGTTGTAAAATAGTATGGAATTTCCTGCTCTACAATCGATGTAATAGATTTTCCATCTAATTTTTTAAGAAATACTGCTAATCTAAAATAGGCCAATTTCAACAATTTGTGTTTACTTTCGTTATACTGAAAATTCTTGCAAATGATATACCTGTCAAATGACGTAACGTTGCTTGTATTTGGTTTCAAAACGTACGTTTTCTCAAATAAGGACGATAATGTAAACAATACGTCAACAACTGGTTTGTGAAAAACATGGTTAATTTTTATAATGCAGCACCCACGAACCGCCTGGTTTCGCAATATAACCATCATGCTTTCAATCAGCGAATACATATACGCATTTAAATTCGCGGTTTTTGTTTCCAGAAATAAAAAGTGAAACTTGCCATCTCCAATAGACTTAATGGTGTCGTCGTTTATTTCGTCATAGTACTGAATCTCGTCGCTATAGCTTTCACGAAGCATTTCGAAACACTCAATTGTATCGCTATGGTTACGTGTTACGTGGAGGGTTTTAATCGGTTCTGCTCTGTACGAATCCAGCACGTTTAAGGTCGTGACCACTTCAAGAAAATCATAGAACAAATTTGAACTTGGTTTCAGTTTACTAACAGAGTAATTAGATCCGGGCACTTTGGAAAAAATGTATTCATATGGGTTTACAAGCCGCGCGAGTTCGGCATGCATGTTGCACGACGGGTCATGTTCCTCTCTACAAATACCGGCAATCTTTTGATTTATATCAGCGTAATAATTATATAGGCTATGTGATAGGTATAGAAGGGTCTCGTTGTCGCTGCTATCTCTTGGACATACTTCAATATTATTGTGAATTTTTGGTAATATATAATAACTCATAGGTTTATTATTATATAATAGGCAATTTATTTAAGTTCGTTATTCGATATTATACTTAAGCGTCTTCGTCGTCGTCATCGTCATCGTCATCGTCGCTTTCAATAACAAGAGCCTTTTTTGCTATCTTTACGCTTGGAGCCTTTGCCTTCTTCTCCTTGGGTTCCTTCGCTTTTGATACCTTTGCCTTTGATACAACCTGAGGTGCATCATCAATTGCATCTGTTGCTGCAACAAGCAGTAATTTTTTACTCAGCTTGCGAACCTTGGGTTTAATTGCAGCAACCTCTTCTACTGCAACCTCTTGGGCGTGTGTTGTCTCAACTGCGTTTCTTGATGCCGCAGTGTCAGCATATTCACCAAGTTCAAGTTCCACATCATCTACGTTAACCGTTCTAATCTTTTTATACACGAAATATCTGTTTAAGAATGAGATTTTCTTTTCATAGCCGCTCATAGAGGACGCCTTCTCATAGTCCTTTGCCTTGAATTTATTCTTGGCGATTTCATCCATCATATATAAGAATAGTTCGCTGAAAAGCCCAGACCCATCTGGTAGGCCCATATCCTTGGCCTCATCACGAGATACCAATTCAAATCCATAGGCGCTCATCACGCGGTTCAGATAGTCAAAGTTCACCAAGTATTCAGACACAGTTTGGTTAATCGATTCCTGGTACACATCAATTCTATAGCCAATAGAACTGGAGTTGTCCTCAAACGTGTCCGCTCCGTATCCTCGAGTAACCTCCCAGATCTTTTTACCGTCTTCAATAATTTTAACGCTGTCCCCGGGCGCGGTTTTACGAAGCTCATTGAATACCAATTTACCGTCGTAAGCGGTTCCAATGAAATATCCATTTTGTTTTGTGCATTCTGCAATATTTTTCATGAACCCCTTCAGGGTGTCCGGGTCTTCGAAGAAGTAATGAATCGCAAATTGGCAAGACGACACATTAAAGCCATCTACTCCCTTGCCGTATTGTCGAGCGACCCCCTTGCCAATTTTGTCGGCATCCTTGGGGCCGCGACCAAATACAGCCGCAGTAATTTGTTTTGCGCGGTCACTCAACATGGCGCTCCCGTCCTTAATATTATAGGCACTGTTTCCGTTGACGAATAGCGCATAGGGCACATGCTTGTTGGTCTTTTTAGATTTCAAGAATCGTGCACAAGCTCCATCCAGACGATTTTCCAGATTATCCTTTGATATGTCAACGCCGAACACAAATGACAACTTCGCATTAATCCACTTCGGCAAGTCGCCGGCTTTACCGCATGCAAAGTCAACCAATGTATCCCCCTGCTTTGATGCGCATACAATAAGCATTTTCTTAACGTATAGATTATGAAAGTTCTTCATGGCCTCGGTCTTGAATTTGCCGGCAGATGCGTTGTAATATACATCCTCGCTTACGCTAATATTCGGAATGTTTAATCCGGTCGATAACATGTACTCATCAATTCTTCCGCTGGGGTGAATTGATTTCCAGTTCTCATTGCATACCTTATAGGCATTACCATATTCCTTCTCACCACGCCGCAACTTTGCGGTCTTATCGTGGCGGACTCTTAGCGGGATCCATCGCCAGCCCTCTTCCTTGTCAAGGTCATATCTAAACTCCACAATGGTATTGTCTTCAAACACGTCATTTTCCTCGGAGAACATTTTCTTGCCGCCTGCACCGTCCATGCGCAACATTATGTTACACAATCCGGCGTTTGCATCATACGGTTCCGTAGGATAAAATCGCATGGGGACGTAGTCGTTGTCTTGTCGGTCTTCAAATCGGGTACCGGCCTCTGGCAGCTTGTCGTCAATCACGTCTTGGCATGGATTGATGAACCCGTCCTTTGACTCTTTAAATCCGCATCGCAACTCTATCATTTTATACTCTTGGTACTGAACCGCGCTGGTTGTGTTTGTGCCGTCTTCATATAATGGCTTGATTACGTCGTCGCCGTTGGGGTTTTTGACCGTGGTAATTAAGAAGTCAATCGTGTTGTATTGTGGTGGCTTCCACTTGAAGGATTGTTCCCACGTTATCTTGGTCTTTGGGCCGGCCTTGCCGACCTCATCTGTTCCTACACCATAGTAGGCATGCGTAAATATGAGTCCATCCGTTGTGTATTCAAACCGGCCCTCGCGCTCCTTTTGTAAAATCGTGTCGCATCCGTCAAATATGGTTTGCTTTTCGCTCATTGGAAAGAACTCCTTTACTGAGAATCGGATGGGCGAATTCTGGTCGCGGTCTTGACCCATTTTAGTGACCGGATTTTTCGCGTCGTATTTCACGTTTATGATGGATACCGCGTTCAAATGTTGTTCAACATATTTCAGTATTTGGTATCGTGACTTATAAATGTCTTTTTCGCCGGGAGCCAACATGAATGTGTATGCTCGCACGTCTTGGTTTTTAATATAATAAATGTCAAACGCCGCATACAAGTTGATGAATTTCCCGTTTTTATCGTGCATAATCAATTCACCGTCCAATATGGCATTAAAGCATTCTTGGTTAGCCGTCTTTGCGCCGGTAAATATAATATCCATATTTGTATTGATGAGGTAAATCTTGCCTTCATTGGAAATAAACATCAGATGTCTGTCTCCGTCTGCCTTCTCTGTCACTACAAAGCCCTTGCGTATATTCACCTCGGTCGTGTTCTCGTCAAATGGCGCAATATTTTTAAGCTGCAAAGTAATTGAGTTTGGACCAATGAAATTTTTACTGGAAATGAAGCGGTTTTGTTCATGTTCCTCTTTCCAGATCATTTTCATGTAAGAATCGGTGACGGCCTTTTGCTCTGGGTAAGAAACCGGATAGTTTGTTCCCTGGAGACCACTGAGGACGTACTTGATTACCTTTCTTAACGAATCAACAATGATCTTGGGGTTATTAAACTTTGTCATGGGTCCAATCTTTTTGTTATTGATCTCAATTTCAATTTCAAACACCTCTGGATTATTGAAGATATTCGATTCTTCCAGGGTGTAGACGCGGATCATAGGTCCACGATTTTCGCGACCGTATTTATCTGGCGACCGATTTCCAAACTTTGTTATGCTAACGTCAACAATAAACGGGTGGTCTGGGTGCTCAAAGGAAACGCGGTTAATAAAACGGAACTCCTTCTTTGATTTGCGCCAATTATCGATTATAAATGTTTTAAGACCCGCCTTTATTTTTTCCTCTGTTTGGTAGGCAACTCTAAAATTAAAGTCATCAAAGTCGACCGGGTATATTTTTTCCTTGTTAATGAAACCAGGTTTCTTGTTTATAAAGTCAATGGAAACCGGATTAGAATTGTAGAGAGATTTCAGGTCGTTTGTTTTACAAAATTCTTGGATAACGTGCAACCCCTTAATCTCCGTTCTAATATCGGACAACTTAAATCTGCCGGTTGTGCTATCCAGAAACTCACAATTTACGCGCAGGTAGTACTCGCCGTTGCTATCGCCAACCAAATTAAACCCTGACGATTTCAGCTTCTTGATTACATTGTCGTAGTCGTTGCGAGACAAACTTTTGACGCCCTTTGTTCCAAACCTTACTTCCAATTCGTTGTTGAGAGCGGGGTTGTAGCTATATGGGTTAATGTTGTAATATTGCTTGATTAGATCGTCAAACCGTTCTTGGGGCGTCTTCCGCGTGTTGGGCATTTCCTTAATTTCCTCTTCGCTCACTTCACCCTCTTCGCGTCCTTCACGAAAGATTTCAACGGGGGCCACCTGTGGCGACTGTGGCTGTTGCTGTGGCGGCGGTTCTGTAGGCGATTGTGGTTGATTTTCTATATTAACAGGTTTAGGCGGCGTTTCTACTGGCGAACGTGGACGTAGGTCCCTGCTGGATTCTGACGAATCAGGGTCCTTGCTGGGAGGCTTAGGCTTAGATATAGACGAACTGGTATTGCTTTCGCGGGCTTTAGTCTCCTTTGAAGCGCGCGGAAATACATCTCTTATTTCATCAATGCTTTTAACTAATGTATTTAAACCCGGCTCGCCCATCGACTCAAGTTTATCCTCTAAATTAGCGACTACCGATTTATTTGCAGAACTCATTGTTATATTATACAAAGACATATTTTTAAATTGTTGTTCATTTTTTTTTATATTTCACTCTAAAAATATTGAACGATGGATTCGTATAAATCATTCTTGCTTTTATTCTTTCCAGTTTCCTTATTGGTTATCGCGATATCCAGTTTGCCACATATATCAATGAGGTCCTGGAGTTTGTATGCTGATGCGGCCCGAATAGGTTTATCGACCACTTCTAATTTATAAAGGGTATTTCTAATGACATCAAGAACATCCGCGGTTGACAGTTCAAACCCATATTTTTTGTGATATTTGTTGGCCGAGGAGGATTGTATTTCGCGTACAATATAAGTCACCCCGGAGTCATTCATCAGCGACTCGTAATACGTCTTGTTACTAACATATACAACATTTATATTTTCAATTGCACAGAGGGTAAGGAATGTTTTTAGGTTTAGGTTGTCGTCATTCGCTAAATTGCTCTCAAGATTGGTAATGGTGTCAAACTTGTACATTTTAACAATATCCTTATTTTTTCTGATTACAGAAACCAGGTCGATTTTTTGTTGTTTTGCCACAAGCGAATTCTTATTATTGAGCGTTTCATAACTTGCGTCGCCGTTTTTAAGAATATAGAAGCACCAAAAAAGGCTGTCTTGCTGTGCCGGAATAAATAGCGCGGGCTGGGGGGCAACCTTCTGAACGATGCGGGTTTTTTCGGCCTTGACTTGCTGTGATGATAGTTTCATCTTTAGCAGTTTATCAACATGACCTTCATCTAAAATATAATCTTGTAATTCATCTAATACATCATTATATGCTAACATATTTACTTGCCTGCTATTATTTTGTGATTATCTTTAATATCTTTTGAGAAATATGTATTTCGGTAGTCGTCCTTTTGCTTTTCAATTGAATTCAATGTGATCTCTTGTGTTGTTACGTACTTGATATATATCAATAGTTCATCAAGAATCTCCTTGCTGAGTTCTGTTAGATTAATATGCACCCCATATTTATTTTCATTTAGAGTTACATCATTGTGTCTATTGAGTATTCTGAGGACCTCAATCTGGTTGAACTTGTTCATGTTCTCAATTGTTTCGCGGATATAGTTAAGCTCGCTAACTGAAAAATTATTTACGCTGTTTGTTGAAAGAATCGCCTCCATTTACTTGAATATATGACGTTGCTTTTAAACCTTTTTTCGTTTCAAATAGCGTTATTGTGTAGTATAACGATGCGTTATTGTGCAACGTGTGTTTTAACTGCATGTTTAGTTAGATATTGCCAAATAAATATAAAATTGAATATTTTTATACTAACAATCCATTGCATTAAAGAACAAATGAGTAAAATCAGAGTAGTATATGACTCGTCGCTTATGCGATGGTTGCAGCTGGATGGATTGGTATTGTATCCATTCATATTGATATCCACATCAAAAGAAGATACCTTACCGTCAACATTAAAACACGAGATTACACACGTACGACAAATCGAACGAGATGGGTTTTGTACATTCTATTGTAATTATTGCATATATATGTGTAAGGATTGTTACGAAAATAACAAATATGAGCAAGAGGCTTACTTAAGTGAAAATACAGCCCTTACCCAATCAGAGTTGGAAGTATTAAATCTACCGCCAACTTTTCCGAAAACAGATAAGGCACTCCAAAAACAGATAAAGCAAACTGGTGGTGTGAAACGCGAATTTAGCAATAAATGACTAAATTAATAAATTTTAAAAATGGTAATAAATATAATGGAGGATGGAATTGATCGCGGTATGATGGACGCGCACCAAGACTACGCATGTATGCTGCAAAATAAACGGATATTTGTGCACATATCGCAAGAAAAGTATATATTAACGGAGGACGTAAAAAAGGCGCAGGAATTTGCAATAAAAAACAAATGTACAGTTAAAATTTATACAATGGATAAAACAACCGGGTGCTATAAATTGGCCGATGAATGTTTACATGGTTAAGGCTAAGGCTCAATAACAAGTCTCGGTTTAGCTTGTGGTTTGGGGCGTGGCACCTCCTTGTCCCGGACAAGCTCGCCAATAATGGAAATGTATTTGTCATTTAGTTCAAATCGCTGGCCAATAACCTTGACATTCAGTTTGTCTCCCTCTTTAATTTCGTTAAACTGAGACGACGAATAATGGTGATCCTTTGCGATGAATACGATAATGGGCGATGGCACTTCATTTGCACTTTCGCAGCGGATTCCGGCCTTTGTAATATTTTTAGCGACGCAGGGAATGAGCATGCCTTCCACTGGGAAACAAACGTCGCACTCAAACACAGTTTCAAACATGATACAATTTCCGCGCTCAATAGTCCCGCTTGAATGTGTAATGATTTGTGACGAATTCGGTTTAATGTACCCTTCTACAACACACTTGCCTTCAAAATTCGTTTTGATGTTTTCTTCAATATTTTCCTTTAAATTCTTACTGATAGCGGTAATCGGCAAGACGAATTTTCTTGTAAGTAAACACCTGGAGTAAACAGACTGCATTCTGTTATCTCTCCTTCGTTTTTGTTGAGCAGGCCTCGCGACGGGTTCCATTATACTCTATATACATATTATCTTTTAATTAATATTTCATTCAATTTTATTTCATTTATTTCCTTTTTATTCCCTTTATTTCCTTTATTTACTTTTTCTTTCAACTATATTTACAAATTAAATATAGTTGTAAATATAGTTGTAAATATAGTTGTAATATTTCGACTCAAACCCACCATTTATACGAAAACAGTGTACAGTTTATGTATTAGCGCCATTTCGGGGGTAAGAAACCATTTCTTGCCGTCCTTTTGAATCGAATTGAAATACCGGAGAATAAACTCTTGCATAACACACAGCTCCACATGACCAATTGCATCACTGATAACATTTCCATCTTCGTCCTTTTTCGCTCGCGTGTTTTCGGTAGTATACTTGGTCTCTCCAAGAATCTCATTCAACTTTTGAATTGTTTTGATTTTACCCGCCTCGTCGCATCGCGCACCCGTGTCGCGCTTGGCCGTTATCACCTTTGTTTTAAATACCATGTAACTGTTATTTTTGCCATATCCAATGAAGCCGACAATCTTATTATAGTTTTCAACATTAAACATTAAAAACTCCTTCATATTCTTTGACATGTTAATTTCGCGGTAATCCTCTGGCTCAGCTTCAACCCATGTGTTGCGTTCATTTAAGATCATGAGTGCAGGACGGGTTAACTTGTACATTGCATATGCTTTCGCGCTGCCAGTGTCAACGCTATTTGTTTCAAAATACATCTTCGCGTACCACTCAACCGTGTTTTCCGTTATATTGTCCAACGAATACAGGTAATTTAACAGCGACAATTTGTCGTCAAATAGCAGCAGGTCTATCATATGTGCAACCAAGAAGTTTGTAAATAGTTTATTCTTTTTCGCCTCTGGGTATTCGGCGTACATTTTTCGGATAACAACACCACTGTGTTTATACCAGTCGTCGTCGCCTCTTGGGACCTTCATTGACTTCTTGCTGTACTCAATGCTTTTATTGAAATTGATTTTCATTTCATCGACGATGCGCTCTCCTTCCGGGAAACTACCCATTCCCTCTTCTTCTTCGACAATAAGTTTTGCCATATTTCTCCTATCAATAACCGGTTTCGTAATGTTTTGTTTAATTTCAAAATTAATCATGCTATGTTTGTAGTCAATTGGAACCGACCTGTCAAATATAGACGCGTTTTTGTCTCGGAGCTCCACCGGCTGGAACAAATAGTATTCGCCAATATTTACAAGGCGACCATTTCTGCCATATTTGTCTGTGATAAATTCATTCTCGTCGTCAATTAACTTGGTTAGTGCAGCATAAATTTGAATATACGGGTATTCCTTGGGGGTTCTGATTCTCCGAAGTAGCACGTCCTTCTTATAAAAGAAACTCTCCTTCATTAACATGCGAATTCGCTGTAGAATCTTCTCAAAATTCATTACGATAAATGCCTCGCTGTACGTGTCCTCGTTTAAGTCTCCCTCTTCAATAGTTTTATCGGGGCGACAATCATAATTACACTCGGCCATGTAGTCGCATGCAGGAGAAAATGGGGCGTCACCGACCTTAAAATCCTTCAAAATTATCCCGGTTGATAGTTCTTGGGTGATTGATTCCTTGAGGAATTTGCTCATCGTTTTCTGAGTAAACCCAGTCTGATTATGATTGATGATACAATCAACCGCCGTTTCTTTTAAAACACGAGTCACCTTACCAATCTGAACAGCCTTGAATTCCGCAACACGATATACGTACAAATCTGCCGCTTCCTCCTTGTTGTCGCCCAAAATAGAACCATACATGAAAATTTCCACATTGCGCTTTTCGAAAGGCAAGTCCTTGTGCGACAAGTTACGGACTGCGCGTCCAATAACCTGTTCTGCGCGGTTGGTGTTATACCATGGGTCCAAAATATGCACCTGCCGAATGAACTTCAAGTCTATGCCCTCTGAGCCGGCCTTGGATATGAGTACAACCTTTACTTTATTTCCATCCTTGTTGTCTTCGTTGGTGAGCCCGTTGACTTCAAAGTTGTTATCAGGGGACAATCGTATGTCTCCAGTAATCATTGCATAACGCGCAGGCTTAAAGTTCTTTTTATCAGCGGGCTTTTTCATTGTTCTAACGTCTACTACATCAGTTGGTTTGTTTTTAAACAACGGTTTTGCTCCTTGGTTTCCATATCGAGTAAATCCCATTTCCTCCAGCGCCAATGCCATCGGAACTAATCCGCTGTCAATGTACTGCGAATAAATCAAAATGATTCCTTCAGAAACGGCGCCGGTTTCGGGGTTTACTATGTTATCCAGGATGCTTTTTATTTTTGCACTGTATGCGCCTATCGTATCGGCTGAGAAAATCCGACCATAATGTTCTAACGTGGATGCCTTGTATTCAAACTCACCCTTTGAAGGTGGCGATTTGCTATCTACAAAATTCATCATCCGTTCCAACCCCTGTTTTCCAGTAAGCTGGTGCGGATCAATGGTAATATGGTCTTTGGCTGGGCTATCTTTAGTGGTTGGGGTGTTATCGCCACCATTAATCTCTCTATCCTGTGATTCGGGTTCCTCTACCTGTGATTCGGGTTCCTCTACCTGTTGTTCTTGTACATTTTCTTCCTTGTTCTCATCTATAGGTTGTTCCTCCTCATCTTCATTAGATATAGACTCAGAAAAACTGGGCGCTAATTCTTCAGACAACGGTTCTGCTGGCATCCGGTCTAACGCG